GATGGTAGAGCCAATAAAGATTACAGGGTAACAGAAACAATGAGCAGGACACAGATGGATAAGGTTAGAGCAGCTTTTAATAGCAGCACGCCTTTATTCTATGTAGATGATCCACTTCAAGATGGATCAATGTTCACAACTGAAAATACTGGTATACCTGCTGTACAAGCAATAAGAGGTGATAGACCTATAGACATGCCTAGGCAAGCAAACCGCATTTTAAAGAGTGAACTTAGAGAAGAAGCAGGGAAAGTTTATGATGCTTTAAGTTTAAATTTAAATGCAGCTCTAACAGACAGAATGGATGCAAGAACTAAATCAGCATCATTTGAGTCAATTAAATTTGGTATTGAAGGAGGCTATGCTGATGTAACAAACAATATTACATTTGAATATGGATTTAACCCGCTGTCTCCTAATAAAGAAGCATATAATGAAGTAAGAAACATGGCAATGCAATTGGGTGCATTAAAAAGATCAGGAACACCTTTTGGTATTGGTATAGGAAATTTAAACAATGAAGATCAGTTAGTTCAACAAGATCCGTTAGCAGTAAAAGTTTATGAGCTCTTAATGAAGGATGTACAAACTTGGCTTGGTAATCCTAAAAGATCCAACTCAGCTGCTATTGCTCCTATATTTGATCTTAACTACAAATCAGTTTATGACATTGCTTCTAAAGGAGATAAAACTCATGCTGGTTTTGAAATAGATAACATATCTGAATGGTTAGCATCAAAGGTTAAAGGATCTACTGCTGATGTTAATAAACAATTTGGTGCATTAACTACAGATGATATTGCTAGATTAAAAGGTATTGGAGAAGATAATGAGGGTAGTGGTATATTTATAGTATTCCCACAGTCAGAAGATATTAATATTAAGGCTAGAAAGAATGACTATTATTCTTCAACTGAAATAGATATCCTTAGCGGTGATAATAGTAGTTATGCTGAATATACTGTTCCTAATGATAACGGTATTACACCAACAGCTACTTATAGAGTTACTAAGAATGGAACTGGAAACTATGATTTGATAACAGAGATTAATACATATAATCCATATCCAAGTGATCCAGATCTTCAAGCTAATTGGAAAGAGTATACTACATCAACTAATACTCATAAAATGGATTTTTCTCAAGGCTTACAAGGAATTGATCAGCAAATAAATAAAGTTCAATTAACTCTAGAGGAAATAAGAAGAAACAATCAAGCTCTTAGAAAAAAGGATGAGGCAATACAAGGTAAATAATAAATCAAAAGTAGATGGAAAACGAATCTAATAAGCCATTAGCGCAAGAGATTAAGAATCAAGAAAGACCTGCCCCAAGTATAATACCTGAAGGGCAGTTCCGCTTTGAGCCAATTGCAGAAATGTTTGACTCACCAGAGGAAAACTTTAATGACTATTTATTAAGTAGTGATTTAGCAGCTGATGATGTTTCAGGTGTAAATGAATATAAGGCTGATATAGATAAGTATGGTATAGGAGCTATGGCTTCATTAGGTGTAGGTGTACCTAGTTTTGCATCAGATACATATAATCCAAGAGCACAAGATTTACCTCCTGAGAATAATTTTACTAAGATTCAAAAAGCATTAACATTAGAAAAGAAACCAATTTCAGAAACTAGAATGTCTCCTGTGTTTTCAGGAATGAGACAAGGTCAATTTGAAAGATATTATAACCATCCAGAATTTGATAAACTTGGTTTTACTCCATACTCTAATATGGAGAATTACTATAATGCAAATTCTACTATCTGGGATGACATGACTAGAATGAGAGGTCAATGGATGTCTCTTGCTGGTACAGGATTAAATTCTGTATATGGTTCTTTGTTTAGTGGAGGAGATTATCTTGCTCCTGATTTTGAATCTGCAACTGAATTTGAAGATACAATGGGTATTGCATCATCATCAAGAGGTGGTGGTCTTGCTTTCTTTAATAACCTAGCAGCAAACTCAGCATATACATTTGGTATATTAAGTTCAATAGCTATTGAAGAAGTTATTCTAGCTGCTGCCAGTGGTTTATCAGGAGGAGCTTTAGCTGCACCTGCAGCTGTAAAGACTGCTTCAAATGTTGGTAAAGCTGGGAAAGCTCTTTATAGTTTTACTAAGCTATTTGATAGAACAAGAAAGATACTACAAAAAGCAAAAGAACTTGAGACAGCAAGAGATTTTTATAATGCTGCCATTACAGGTGGAAAAATGACTCTTAATACATTAGGTAAAGGCTTTACACCAAATACTCTGAAGGCATTCCAAAATATGAAGACAGCACAAAATGCTGGACAAAACATGACCAACCTAGCTAAAATGGGTACTGGCTTTGGAGGTTTCTATAGAGATCTTAGAGCAGTAAACTTAGCAATGGCTGAGAGTAAGTTGGAGTCAGGAATGGCTTACAATAAAGTAATGAGACAAGGTCTTACAGATGCCAACAACTTTAGTGGTGGTCAAGGTATTACTGATGGAAGAGATGTATCTAATGCAGCTAATCAAGCAGCATTTAAAACTATGTTGGGTAATGCCCCTCTTATATATGCAAGTAACTGGTTTGTTATTGGTAATGCAATGGGAGGTTTTCAAAGAGGAATACAAAGAACTATTGGATCTACATTTCAGAAAGGTATAAGCAAAAATATTGTTAATACTGCAGGTAAGAAAGTTATAAATGGTGCGGGTGAAGTAATTAAAAGTCCATTCAAATACATAGGTGGTGGATGGAAAAATACATGGGCAAAAGTTAAAGCAGGAGGCGTTAAAGGTATTGTTGGTTCTGGTGGTATAGCTATGCTTGATTATTTTGCAGCTAATGTTGCAGAAGGTATACAAGAGATTGGTCAAGAAGCTATTTCAGCTGCAACTGTAGGGTACTATACAGAAATATTAAATAATCCTGCTCAAGGGGGAGAAGCTCTTAAGAATCAAATGATACTATCAGCAATGGGTGATCAGTTTTCTGCACAAGGAGCTGGTACATTCTTATCTGGTTTCTTAATGGGTGGTTTAGTAAGCGGTCCTCAAAAGTTATTCTTTCAAGGTGTTCCTTCTATATATAATTATGGTCTTCAACAAGCTGGAATTGGTTTAGCAAGTAAGTCTCAGAAAGAAGCATATGCTGAGTATAAAACTAACAGAGAGAACATGATTAATAAGGTTGTTGAATCTTATAATAAATCTTGGGATTCTCAAGCAATAGATCCTTCAAGTCTATTTGATATAAATAGATTAAACTTTATGGTGCAGAAAGAAGCTGCTGAGAACATGAAGAGCGCTCTTGATATATTTAATTTTGTTGACAATGCAGATAGATCTAAGTTCCAACAATATTATACCATGTTTGCTGGTAATGGTTCACAGTATTTTAAAGATCAACTTCAAGGATTTTTAGAACTAACAGATGAAGAACTAGCTCAAGCATTTCCTGGTGTATCTAATAAAGATAAAAAGGATGGTAAGTTAAGAGGACGTATTAATGATATGCTTGTTGGTATTGATAAGATGGAACAATCTTATAATGAAAATAAAGATAAGTTTAAGAACCCATATAATAAAAACAAGTTTAATCCAAAAACACAACAAAGACAATATATAGCAGAGCTGCTTAATGAAGAAGCATATGAACATGTGCGTTATTTATATATGTTCACTAATGATGGATTTAATAGAGCTTTAGAAAGAGCAGATAGTATTTATTCTAAGTTGCAGTCTGATCCTTTATTTGATAAGATGTCTGCAAATGATATTACAAACTTACTTGATGAAAAATCAATCCAGGTTGAAATAGATATGCTACAACTTGAGATCTTAGCCACAGGTGAAGATAAAACTCAGGGTATTGGAGAATCAAATAAAACCAAAAAAGAAAAAATAAAGAGATTAAAAGCTATTCAAAAAATTATTAATGATCCACAGAATAGATTTAAAAATGGAACCTTTAAAAGAAACAAACTTTTAAAAGGTAAGCTCAGAACTGAGTTTAGAAATTATGTAAGATTTATGGCATCTGCTGCAGGGACATTTGCAGATGAATCTAAAATTGATGCAGCTCTTGAACAAATTGTAGACTATGGTGCACTAAAAGGAAGAGCACGAGTTTATGACAAAGCTATTCAGTTTATGCAAAATCCTGAAAAGTTTGCTGAGATTCAAGAAAGAGCTTATGAAGTAAATAAAGAAATCTACGGTCAGCGTGCTAAGATTACTGAAGCAATGATAAAACAATATGTAGATATTGTTGAGGCAAATGAATTAGTAGTTCAACTTGGTAAGATGGGTGTTTATGCAGCTACATCAGAAACACAAATGTTTTTACAAACTGGTAATGCCGCATTCTTACAAACATTTTATGATGATAATGGTAGAGTACAACCAGAAATGCATACAGTATTGTATGAACAAATTCAACAACGTATATCTATTTACAATCAAACAAGAGCAGAACAACTTAAAGAAGAGAATCCACAAACTCAAGAAGAAATAGACGTTGAACAAAGTGAAGAAGCAAGATCTGCAATAGATATTCTTTTAGAAAAAGCAGGTATAGATGTAAAGATTGATGTAAGTATTAATAGTCCTTTGTTGGTTAAGGTATTAAAAAGAAGTTATAATAAGTATAGAGCTCAACAAGCTAGATTAGGCTTACCTGTCTTAGATAGTACTGAATGGATAAGTACTGCAGAAGCTATAAATATTAGAAACGTTGTTAATGCAGTCAAAAAAGTATGGGCATCAGGTGAACCTCAAGTTGGTGTAGAAGGAGTTTTAGAATACGTTAACCCATTAGAAACAGATGTAATAAAAAATGATACGGGATTTGAAGAGTTTCTACAAGACCCTGAAGTTTTAATTAACAACCCTGTTATAACATCAATACTAAATCAATCAGGTGTTGAAATGTCTGATATTGTTGAAAGTAAAGATGTTACTTTAGAAGAAGGGCAAGCGTTAGAAGATACACCTCAAAGAGTTTTCTATAAAGAAGGTGTTACTGCAGACATATATAAGATATCAGTAGTAGATAATCAAACAGGGGAGATTGTTGAAATGTATAAGCTGTTAGATAAAAAAGGTAATGAGTTACCTTCTGATGTTCTTGAATTTGTAGATAAGAATTTTAAGTCAGTTCAAGGTGTATTCTTGGCAGGGCAAGGTAAGACAGCTAAACAAGCATTAGATGCTTTGAATACAAACCTTGTTGATTCTAATACTCCATTTAGTTTTGATGGTGTAGACAATTTAACATATGGTCAAGTTGTGTATAAAGACGGTGTAAAATACATTGTTGTTCAGGATCCACGTTTTTCTAAGAAATTTGGTGCAAACCAAAAACTTAAAATAATTAAAGAGTCTGATAATGTAGGTCCATTTTCAGACAGAAAGTTTTTATTTGTACCGCAAGGAGAGTTTAAAGGCAGGTTTACTTTAGAGGAAACTACATTTGAATTAATACCAGATTCGGTTACTAAAATTCAAATACAAGATCTTACTACTTTATATCCACATGTAAATTATACTGAGGGAAGTACGGAGTCTGATAACGTTAATGCAAAAGAAAGATATAATGCTATTCTTAGCATGTTAACAGCAGAAGAAATAGAAGGCTTACAATTAGTTGTTACTCTTGATTCACAAGGTGGAACTAATACTGGATCATATGCAGTTAAAAATAGAGCTGGAAAAGTATATAAAGAAGGCAACCCATTAATAGATAGATTACGTAGTAAATACATAGTTGGTATAAAGATAGCTTCTCCAGAATTAGCTGCATCAATTAATGAAAAACTAAAAGAGATGGGCATTGAACCATCTAATAGTCCAGAAGGTGTCTTTGCATATTTGAATAATGAATCTTTTTTAATTAGAGATCAACGTACAGGTAGCCCTATAGATCCTAGATCTATGACTAAAGAACAAGCAAGTAATGTTATTCTTGCTCAGAAAAACTTAAATGCAGAACAAAAACAACAGGCACTTGAGCGTGTACATAATGCGTTTGCATTAAACGCACTTGTAGTTCAAACGTTTGACAATTTAAATATAGGTGAAGAGGTAACCTATATTATGGCAAATTCAAAAGATCTACCTTTTGGATTAAACTTAACTCCAGGAGGAGGGAGAGTTGCATATGCCAAATCTAGAGAAAGAGTTTATCCTTTACCTATGGATGCACTGCAATATAATACTGCAGATCAAGAGGGTAATTTATTTGTATTTGATTTAAAATATGATAAAGAAACAGGTAAAAGAAGTTATGACTTTACTACAAATTTAAAAGGTAAAGAAAGAGATGCTTTAGAAGATGCAATTGAAAAGCAATTAAAAAAACAAAAGCAATGGGATAATCTATTAGATGCCGGTATGGGAACAGATAGATATCTAGCTATGGTTAGATTGCCTAATGGAACTTTTGCTAAAGTAAACTTAAAACCAGTAGAGTATAAACAAGAAGAATTAGAAGAATTATATGTAGATGTAGTTGAGGCAGCTAAAAGAATAGGTGCAATGACTAATGGTGAAAAGAGTATTGAAGAAGCTGTTAAATATAACAATGAACTATTAAGTAGATTATTTCTAAGTAGTTATTCAGGTAACTTAATAGAGCTAAATGTAGGGCCTGATGGGTCTATCTTTATTTCTTTAGACAATAAAAATTCTAAGACAAGTTTAAATGTAGGTTTTGATTTAGCTAAAATAAATTCTAAAGATAACGCCAAACAAGTAATTGAAGATTTAGTTGATGAATACAATAGCAATGAAGAAGTAGACGGATTAAATGCAAAACTTAAACCTAAAAACTTTAGAAAGTCTTTTGCTACAGGTGTATCACCTCAAGAAATATATGATAATAGTACAACAGAAGTATTACCAGAAGTAGTAGAAGGACAAACTGTTGAAGTTTCTGCTGATTCTGATGCTATACAAATGTCACGTGATATAGCTTTTATTCCTAATACAGATAAAAGCAATGAGCTAGAAAGAGAATCTGCACTAGGTAGAGACAAACCTACAGCAGCAGAAGCAGAAGATTCTGTATCAGATATGGAAGAATCTGAGTTTGAAGAAATGATTGATGAGAATAATTTTGGAGATTATCAAAAAAATATTGATCATGTTGTAAATGCAATACTTAGAGGTATAGAGTTAAGCTCACGTGAAAAACAATTAATGAAGAATGATGTCTTCCGTCAGTCTGTTACTTTCCAGGTTACAGTACAAGGAGGTCCGGGTTCATTGGCTGTTGAGAAAAATGATAAAACAACAAAGCTTGATGCTATTAAAGCTGAGCTAGAGTCTCTTAGAGAAAAGTTGGAAGAAGGTTTGACAACTAAGAAGGCTAAAATAAAGGCTATTAAAAGTAGTAAGGAGTATCAAGATCTATTAGCTAAAAGAAAAAAGATGGAAAGGGGTGCTAATAAATTAGTACAGGCATCTTCTGAAACAGAACGCATTGATGACTATAATGAATTTATAGATTGGGCAAATGAGAATTTACCAGACACAATAACTATAGAAGATTTAGTAACTCTTGCAGATAATGGTATTTCAAAAGGATATGAAAGAGTTGGTTCTTTTGTTTTAAACTTAGATAGAATAGCAAATGGTGTTGATGTAAACGGTATTATATATACAAGTCCTTTAAGTCCTTATAAATACCATGAAGCTTTTCATAGTATCTTTAGAACTGTTCTTACTCAAGAGCAAATTAATAGATATAGAAGTATTGCTAAATCAGAAGTCAAAGCTAAGTATGGATCTAAATACAAAATAGAATTAGAAAGGTTTAGAAATTCTGCTCAGCAATATAAAGATATGTCTGAGATTGAATTAGAAAATGAATTTGCTGAAGAATATATGGCTGATGAGTTTGAAGCTTTTAAAAAGAATCCAAGAAGCACTAAAACAAATACAGAAATAAAATCATTCTTTACTAAACTAATAGAATGGATCAAAGGAGTATTCTCTAAGTATTCATCTACAGAGTTGCTTACATTATATGAAAACATAGATGCTGGTAAATTTAAAAATGCATCCATACAGTCTAATGAATTTACAACTTTAGAAGACTCTTTGGGTGGATCAGTTACTGTTGCTAATGCATTAGTTAGATATAGCACTGCATCTAAAGTTGTAGAGGAAGGAGAGCCTGCTGGTCAATTATATGTTGACTCAGATGTAATAGATCCATTGATTAGATCTATGGCTGGTATGTTTATAAATAGAGTAAATGATCTTTCATTAACTAAAAAGTCATATAACCCTACTGAGGTTTATAATGATCTTGAAGTTGACTTTATGATAATGCTTGATCCAAATAGTGAAGCCAACAAAGGTTTTACAGGAGCTAAGAAAGGATATCTTGAACAACTGGATGATGCATTTACAAACTACCCGGAAGATATCAAAAAAGAAGTTTTTAATTTGATTAATGTTATTTCTGATATGGATCAGGCTGATCAATTAAAAATAGAAAATGTTGAAGAAACATCAGGTATAAGAAGTACTAGTGATTTTAATAAAGATGCTGCTGAGATAGGTGGCTTTAATTCTTTATCATACAAAGTAAGATCATATATAGCAACCACAACTATGGTTGGTGTTGACTTCTTTGGTAAGGAAGAGTTAACAGAAGGAGAGCCTTTGATTGTACCTGTTAAGTTTTTAGAGGCTTATACAGCATTACTCAAATCAGTTTCAAATGAAAGTAATCCTGCTGTAATGCTTAAGAGAATGTATTCATACTCTAGATTAAATCCACAAGGTAAAGCAGTAGTAGATAAACTATTTAATGACACAGGTATTACAATAGAAGGTCTAACATCTTCTGAACCATTCAAAGATGTTACTGATGGTTCTCTTTTAATTTCAATCCTAAAAGGATTTGAAAACTATAAGGTTGATTACTTATTTAATGAAAGAGATTCTAACGGTAACCTTTTAGTTTATACTGCATCAGAACGTGATGATATAAATGCTCAATTAGACGAATGGTCTCAAGCATATATAACAAAAAGAAAACTTGCTTTAGCAGATCCTAATAGAGTTAAATCTTTCTTAAGACTGACAAAGGATATGAAGGAAGTTATGCAGTCATATCCAGAAGAAACAAGCGTGGTATATCAAATGTCCAGAGGGTTTTCTGAACGTATGTTTGATTTGATAGGTATTAGGTTAAGCCCTAACTATATTGCGTATAGTATTGCTTCAGCTAAAACAAATAAAGACTTAGAAAACAGTCCTGAGCTATTAGCATTAAAGGATGCATATAGTCAAGAGCCTATTACAAATGAATTACTAGATCAATTATATGAAGGTCTAAGTAGAAATGGAGATATATTTTCTACTAAGGAAGGCGGTATGGCATCAAGGCTTACTAAATTAAGTCTTGCAAATGCTGTAATGGATGAAACAATTGGTTCATCTACATTTATAAACCCTAATGGTGATATAGTATATGCACATCAGCTACCAACGTTTCATTTAAAAACAATGGCAGCTCTTAATAATCAAGCAAAGATTGATGAGTTACTTAACAACCCGTTCTTGTCAAATAACTATTTGCTCAATAGTGAAGCATTTTTAAATCTATCTAGAGAAAATAGATTAAAAGTAATTAGAGTTGCGGGTAGTAAACTTAAAGAACAAATAACAAATGCTGATAATGATCAAGTAAGTGAAGATTTATTAAATGAATCTATATCACAAAATAAAGCTACTCAAAGTTTTGGAGAGTTTACCCCACAGGAGTTTGCTATATCTCTTATAAACAACTACATGTCAAACTTTAACAGAAGAACTGGTAAAGTTGAAACAGTAGTTGGTAAAGACGGTCAAGAAATTGCAACGTCTCCAGTATTTTTAAGAGTAATGGAAGCTGCTAATACAGGAGACTTAGCATCTTTACCTATAATAAAAGCAGTTACTGATAAAAACGGTAACATTGTTCTTACAGAAGAAGCAATAGGTACATTTATAAATAGTATAGAAGCAGAGTTCAATAGAATTAGTGCAGAGCTATTAGCATTTGAAACTGAACCAGGTAACATTGAAGGTTTTAATAATGAGAAAAGTGATAGAGCAGATAATGGTAGAGCATTTAAATTTACTAATAATGGTCTCTTACTTACTGAAGAAACTAAAAAAGAATTAATAAGAGTTGCTACAGAAAATGCTAAGCTAGGTAAAACTATTTCTTTCAAAGAGGCTTTATCATCAGCAGTTGGAGTAACAAGTTCATCTATCAAAAATGAAGTTAATGCAAGTTTAGAAAATACTTTCTCAGATTTTATGGGTGTTCTCACATCTCTAAAAGTTACAGATAATTTATCTACACAAGTATTGAAAGGATTGAATATTGCTAATGGGGTTTCAAGAACCACAGTTGATTTATCTATGCTGAAGTTAAATCTTACAACTGACAGCACTTATAATTTAAAACAAATATTCTTTAATAACTATATTAATGCAAAAGCATTAAATGATTTACTACTAGGTGATCAAGCCATAACTCTAAAAAGTATGGTTGATAAAGTTAAAAGAGCTAAGTTGCAAAATGCTGCATACTATAGTGCTATGAGTCAGATTACTGATCCAAGTAAAGGCATTACACATGCTAGTACTAATTTTGATTTATATCCTTTCCAGGATCCAACAGCTAAATCTGATTTTACTGGAAATGATATTGATCTGGCTGATGCACAAGTTTACATTACTACAAAAGGTATACGTTATTCAACATTTGCATTTGGTAGATTAAGTCCAGCAATGGCAAGTATGTTAGATGATATTGATATAGGTGCACCTATTAGTGCAGATAGAGCATGGGGATCACAAGAAAATTCTATTAATTTATCTAAACAACAAGATTTTATAAACTCTAAGAAGTTTGTATACATGGATGGTAAGACTGCATTAAAAATGTCAGTTACTGTTTTAACAAAAGAATATACATCTAAATATAATACAGACACCGGCATATGGGAAGCTAAGCCAAACATGCAACAGCTTCATTACTTGCGTGAGCAAATGGAAGCCAATGAAGAAGTTAATCAAAACTTTGCTATGGCAGCGCCTGTTTCAGCTATAAAGATGTTGAAGCAAGGGGTTAATTCACTTGTATCAGGGGAATTTGATACAACAGAAGACTTAGCTTCAATTAATTTAGATACTGCATACCTTGGTCTCCAGGTTATAAACCCTTCTAATAAAGTTATAGTAACTGATATGAATCAGATAAAGGAGCTTATAACTTCTGAACAAGATGATAGTACTCCAGTATCTATAGAAGGAAGCCCGGAACTAAACAACATAGGTAAGGTAAGAGAAGCATACAATGATGCAGTTAGTAATAGAGTAACTTTAAAATATAAAAATAAAAGAAACCTAGTATTTAGTTTTGATACAGCACTTGATGAGTTTGAACTATCAAAAGAAAAAGGTGCTATAACACCTAACCTTGCAGCATTTTTATTAGAAGCGCAAAAGGGCTTAATGTCAGCAGGAGCATCTTCAAACTTACTTGAGTTTTTTGCTGTTGAAGGTGGTGTTCAAAAGTATAATTTAAACAGCCCAATTACTGCTAAAAAGTTTGAACAGCTTTTCTTAACATACTTTAGTAAGGGTACATTAAAAGAAAAAGTACCGGGTACTTCAGTTGCATTGTTATCTTCATTTGGTCATAAGGTCTACAGACGTGTATATGAAATGGAAAATGGTATGCCTAGTAGATCTGAAATTGTAAGAGAAAGTGCTTACAATGGAGAAAGCCTAGAAAATATAAATGATCTTGTTGATGGTAAACATGGTGGTGTTCTTGTTCTTGATGTTCTAAGAACAGGTGTTATGGAGTACAAAAACAATGATGTTGTAAATGGAGAGCCTACAGGTGTAAGATATAGCGAAACTATTATGCCTGCTATGGATAGAAATATAATGGAGTTAATTCAAGAAAATCCAGATGCTGCAATACCAGAAGTGATAGCTAAAATGTTTGGTGTACGTATACCTACACAGGATAAACACTCTGCAGTAAACATAAGAATTGTTGATTTTATGCCTGTGTATTACGGTTCAACTGCAATATTTCCTAAAGAACTTGTAGAAATATCAGGAGCGGATTTTGATATTGATAAAGTATATGCGTTAGCAAAAGAATACTACTTAGATAGTAATAAAAACTTTAAGGCTTATGGTTCTGGCAACTCTTATTTTGAGTATGTAAAGTACATGAACTTAAAAGCATCTGAACCTAATAATATCTTTAGCACGGCATCTTCTTTATATAAGGATGAAACACTTGCAATAAGAAGAGATAACGCACTAAGTGCTGCAGAACAGACTAGGGTTACTGATGATCAAGGTGTAAATAAAATTACAGAAGAGGCTCTTAGAGCAATGTTGATATTAGGCCTGCCTGTTACTAAAGCACAATTTAAATCATACTCTGAAAAACACGGGTCTCCAAATGAAGGAGTACTAAATAATGATATATTAGATTACAGATACACACTAGCAGGTAATACAGGTGTAACAGGTGAAACACTAAAAGCTATTGATCAAGACTCTGGCCAAGGTAAATCAGACTTACCTATAGCCTATCAAGCAGCTGATTTAAAAATGCTAGAAGATTTATTTGATGAGCTTTCTGAAATTGAGGGTATAGAATTATTTGCAAGCAGAAAAGATTCTGATATTGATGTTGATACACTTCATGGAATGATAAAATCTTTTGAAGCAAATAAAGGTGCAGCTATTGGTGCAATTGTAAAACCTAACCTGGCTTTAAGTCTATTACGTGAGTATAAAATTAAACTAGATAGACCTATAAAATTTGATGGTAAAACATATAATGGCTTTACTAAAGACAAAATAAATGGTGAAAGAATACAAGATATTATTTCTACTTTAGTTACAATGGAGACTGATAATGCTAAAGAGCGTTTGATAGCTAAATTTGGACTTAACATTCATGCCGTTGGTTTAGTTGGTAATATGGTTTCTTTGGGTATTCCATTGAGAACTTCAATCTTATTAGTAAACTCTGCTGAAATAAGAGACTTATATGATCAGGCTTTAAATAAGAGTGATCAGTATGATGCAAGTTTAGATACGCTTTTATCAATGCGTATAAATGCAGTAGCATCATTAGCTGCTAAACAAAAAGAGAAGAGTGGTGGTAAACTTCCGTTTGTAAAATTATCAGATAAATTTTTAGAGTCAGCTGTAGATAGTACAGAAGACTTAACACCTAATGAAAGACTTCAAATATTATTTTTATTTGATAGACTTAATAGTGTTAAAAAGTTTACAAACAAGATAAACAAAGTTACAAGTCTTACACAGGGTCTTCCTAAGTCTATACCAGAGATGAAAGATTCTATTGAAGATATTCTTTCTTTATTTGATAAAGATGCTCCTATGGATATTAGACCAATCTATGGTAACAGCAGCAAAACTTGGCAGAGCACTTATTTAAAAATATTTGGTCAAATACATAATGATCTTTTACCTAACACTATTTTAACCATGAGTCAGGACTTTAATGATATATTAAATCCTACTTATAAGCAAATGAATACTGATGGAAGAGGGTTTGATAATGAAGCAAAAAATAAAATTGAGCAAGATTTATTATCTTATTTAACAATTAAGTCATATCAACATCTTCTTAATAATAGTTCTGGTAATTCTTCTGTAGAGAATTCATTACTTTATCCTGGAGTTGTAGGCACAACAGATTTATCTTTAGTTAAAAGAATAGAAGACCTACGTGCAGACAGGGCTAAGAAAGGTGAGGAATATAATTACTTCCTTGACAGTTTTGTAGGTACACAATATGCCGGGACAGAAGGTAATAACTCAGGATTAAATTTAGTAAAAGCAGATACTTGGAGAAGGCTTAATGCAGCAAACAAAATTGATCTTCAAACATCATTTGCAAAACTATATGGTTCTATTGAGACAAGAGAAATAGCTGAAGACATTCTGCATTACATGATGGTTAAAGATGGATTGCAACTTAAGTATGGAAGTCTTATGAGTGCAATGAGTCCTTTTATTATGGACAAGTATCTTAAAAATGTTGGTGCAGTAGAAAGTGCTCTTAAGGGTCAAGTAGAGTTTGAACAAGTTTTTGGTGTATCTAAACAAGATGTAATGAAAGAGTTTAAGTATGGATACTTACAATCTAATATTGTAGGACCATATCTTTTAACTTATGATGCTAGCAAACTTGTTGCTGGGGAAACATTTGATTTTATCAATAGACCTCACAAGATGGAAATTAGTTCAGAAGGTTTTGATCACGTAAATGCAAAAGAATTTATAAGAGTTAAAGTAGATAAAGGACGAGGAGAAGAGTATGTATTGCTCAGAGCACTTGCTAAAGAAGATTCTAATGAAAATATAACTGTATACTCTGAGGTTTCATCAATGGGTTCTAATCAGCAGTTTGGTGGTGGCTTTGTAGGTGGACCTAGACTTACATATAATCAAGTAAGAAACGTAGGTAGAGGAACAACACAAAATAGTTTACCTCAAGATAGAGCTGCACAACCAACACAACAAACACAACAAACTAGTGATACAATACAAGAACAACAAACTAATGAGGTTGAAGTTGTATCTAGATATACTAATGCTGATGTAGAAGCTAATCCAAATAAGATATATGTATTTGGAGATAATACTCAAAGAAAAGGTACTGGAGGACAAGCACAAATTAGAAATAATGAAAATGCTTATGGTATTAGGACTAAATTAAAACCTTCTAATACTTCTGATTCTTTTATGACTGATGAAAGTCTAGAAAAAAACATGAGAGCTATTGACTATGATATTAACGCTATTCTAGAAGATGGTAGACCTTTAGTATTTCCTAAAGATGGATTTGGTACAGGTCTAGCAAAACTTAAAGAAAAAGCTCCTCAAACTTATGCTTATTTAAAACAAAGGCTACAAGAAGAATTTAGTTTTAATAATGATACTGGAGTAGTTTCTAAACCAACACAACAAACTAGTGAGGTTGAGTATCCTGTTGACACCAACCCTGCAGCTATACAAGATGTAAATGAAGTATTAAATTCTGAATCAGCAATAGTTAGTCAAACTACGGATTCTGTAACAGTTCAAGCTGATGTAGATGCGGCAGAAACAAACATATCTGACATGGCAAAAATAATGGCTGAGTTGTCTAAGAACTCAGATAGTCTTATATTTGATGAGACAGGAAATGCTATTATAGAAGATACGGATCAGAGCATTCCAGAAGCTACAGAAGTTGAACAACAACAACAAGAGCAACTAGAAATGGATCTTTTTGCTTCAGAAGAAATTTCAGAAGCTTCAAGTCTATCAGAATGGTGGGATGCAAATGTTGAAGGTAATAGTGAAGCTTTGAAAAAGCTATCTGCAGAAAATATAAAAAGCCTTGATGATGCAATATCAACATACGGTGATTTATTTTCACAGACAAAAGAAGGAGAACAAGAAATAATTGAGAGACTTAAATGTCTTATATAATTAAAGAATAATCAAATGGCTAAATGTTACAATAGAAATGATCCAGGATACCAAGCACTAAAAGATGAGTTTGGAACTAATATCAGAACATCTAAGATTATTAATGATTGGCAACGTGTCAATGGTTCTGACATGTTTCCTAGTGTTGTCCAAGCCCAAACAATGGTTAAGGATCAAAACATTGCATTTTCATTAAAGACTCAAGCTTTTGGTGAAAGTGTTCTTGACAATTTAAGAAGAGAAAGAATAGGTAAGAATTTTGCAGGTCAGTTTTTAATTAATAACTCTAATCCTAATACTCAATTATATGATGAAGCCTTTTTAGAAAGTAACCTAAAAAGATTTTACAGATACCTAGATATTAATAATATACCAAGAGAATCATTTACGGTAACAAGAACTCCAAAGAGTTATAAGATTGAACCAAACAATGATATGTTTTCTGCCAGAGATATACTAGAAAAATCAAGATCATGGGATACCAATAGATCAAGGGCGGTTGTTATGCATCTTAAGAGGATGTTTCCACAGGTACAAGTAAAAATGGTATCTGTTGCACAAGCAAGAGTAATGTATGAGTCATTACCAAAAACTAAAACAAATAATGTTAAATTCAATGAAGTAAATTCTTTTTATATGGATGGTGTAGCCTATCTAATAAAAGGTAGAGTTACAGATGAAATAGCTATTGAAGAAATGTTGCATCCTTTTATAGATGCAATAAAGATGGAGAATGAAGAATTATTTAACTCACTTCTTGAGGAAGCAGTAAATAATTTTCCTGAACTATCACAACAAATTGAAGATGCTTACAATGCCAGTACAAGAAATTTCAGTGATACTGAAAGAGATCTTGAACTTGTAACGCAAGCATTATCAAGACACTTCAAAAAAGAATATGAGACAACACCAACAAAAGGATTTTTAGCAAAAGTTAAAGAAGTCCTTGAATGGTTTAAAGGTGTAATTGAAAACCTTAATAAATATATTACAGGCAGAGAGCTTCCTGTATCTGCTATTAAACCAGGTACAAATCTGAGCGATATAGCCAAACTACTTAACACAGAAGGAATACAGTTTAAGTTAGAGAAAAGAGTAGATGGTAAATTGAGGTATGCTCTATCACCACAAAAAGAAATACAAATAAAAGATGCTTTAGAAAGGGCTAATGATACACAGAAGCCAATCATAATGCAATTATTTAATGTAGCACAGAGTGAAAATTCAGGCCTTGTTGATTCTCTGTCAGCATCAGTAAAAGATGCAGCAGCTGGAGATTCAATTGTAACGCTTAATAAAGAAGATCATACATACATAAACTCTAATGATGCTGATAAAGTATACACATCAGTAACTACAGCTATAAAAGGAAAGCTATCACCGGACAAACAGGTGGCTCATAAGATTAATTTAGATATTGGTAACGAAGTAGATACATTACTAGACGGTGTTATTGCTAATCTTTCTTTTGAAGATGCATATGCTGCGTTAGAAACAAACATCATATCTAAAGATAAGGCTAAGGAAACTTTTGATACCCTTGGTAGTATTATGGATAGTTTAAAAATGAAAGGTGCTATTGTATTATCTCAAGTTGTTTTATTTGATGAAGCATCTAAAATGGCTGGTACTGCAGATGTATTTATTATAGATCAAAATGGTAAGGTAAATATCATGGATCTAAAAACTACAAAAAATGAACTAAGTAAAACAGTTCCTCTTAATGATAAAAAGGGAAAGCGTGTAGGAAATCAGTACAAGGAAAGATTTTATACTTTAGAGAATGACTCTTTTCTAAGGCAGCAAGGTTTAGCAACTCAATTATCAACAGAGCAGCAACACAATCTACAAGTAAATGTATATAGAAGAATGGCTGAGAATATGGGATATGAAGTATCCTATGATGAATGGGCTACATCTACAATACATTTTAAGGTTGGGATAGAAGGTACTGGTTCTGATCAAGTATTTGATGGTTCAGTAGATTTTGATAGATGGGTTCCTCATCCTATAAGCCAAAACTTAAATTTAGTAAATGCACTTGTCCCACAAGCAATAAGCTCTTACCAAAAAAGTAAAATAGAACAAGAGCAAGAAGGCTCATATAATAAAACATGGAATGGTAAGGATCAGAATGATGAGACAACTGAAGAAGATAAAAAAGCAGCAGAAAACTATGATGAATACAATGCTGCAGCTGGCTTATTAGATACATATCAAAAAGCACTAATTGAAAAAAGAGATATGATTCCTTTGTTGACTTCTAATATATATATGGAATCAACAAAAGAAAATGAGATTGATCAAATATCCAAGACAATAGCATACATAAATTTAGCTATGGCGGGTAATGTTAAAGGTCAATCAAAGGCATTGTCTGAGGTATTACAAGATGCATTATCACAAATAAAAGAGTTCAGGGCTTATGTTGAGAATCCAAAAAATGTAAACAAGCCAGAGTATGTTTCTTATGTTTTAAATTTTGATAAGTATATGAAAACGTTTGAAGGGCTTTTTATACTTAAAGATTTAAAAGGGCTAAATAGGACTCAAAATAATTTAATACTCTCATTACAAACACAACTTAATTTACTTAGTGGTGCTGGAACTGATACAGGAGGAATAGTAGGTACTGCACTGAAAGACTATGTAAAAGAAATGGTTAGGTTAAAATCAAACAATGATTATGGTGGTAAAGATAGTTTGTTTACTGAGAAAGACTTAGAGCTTTTATTGGAAAAAGTTCCAGATATAAGTGACACTGAATACGGAACGAAGGATCTGGCAACATCTCCGGATGTTTTGTTAGCTACAATGGATAAGATAAGAAAAGCTCAGAACCAAAAGCTATTAGATCTAGTTGCTCAAAGAGAATCAATGATTAGAGCTGCAGGTCAAAAGCTTGTAAAATTATCTCCAGAGTTAAAACTTGATGAGCTTTATAAGTTTATGCTAGAGTATGATTCTGATGGTGTATTTAATGGTAGATATGTAACAAAAATAGGTGAGCAATACTGGGCTATACAAAATAAGCTTAGAAGTGAGTTATATGATAATGAAGGTACACCTTATCAATATAGACCTGTATATGATTTAGAAAATGCAAGTCAAGAAGATATAGATTACAATATAGATCTTGCTGCAAAAAAACAGGCATATGGAAATTTCTATATGGCAGAAGAAAAAAGAGAAGACGGATCTTTGCGTTCATCTGGTATGTATCATAAATATACTCAAGAGTTTATTGATATTAGAAGTAAGTACGAAGTATGGATGCCGGGTGCTGATAGTAATCCAAGAGGTAGTTGGGAAAAGAAAAAGAATATATCAGATGCTGACTATGCTGCTTATGTTGCAAAATATTATCAACCAATAGAATATACTAGAGCTGTTAGAGTTAAGGGTGTAGCAACAGGACAAGTCATACAAGACCGTCAAGACATGATGGTGCCAAAAGTAGAGTTTAGAGAAGTACTATTAACTACTCTTGATGGGCGTAACATGAAGAACCCAAAGTATGATGCTATAATGAACGGTACAGATGCAAAGTCTATAGCTCAAAGAGAGTTTTATAATTTGTATGTTGACATGTATGAAAAAGACTTGCTAAAGAAAATACCTATTGGTCAAGCAGCAAATATGCTTGGAAGAGTTCCTTTAGTTCAGAATAAATTAATGGCTGAGGTAAAAGAAAAAGGTACTTTATTTACCAAGTTATATGCTAGTTTAAGTGAAAGCAAAGCATGGAACATGTTTAATCAAACATCTACTCAAAAAAATGTTATACTAGACAACGAAGGATATATAATTGACCAAATGCCTATTTATTATACAGGTAGACCCAAGTTAGATAGTGACATGGCAGACCTTCAAAAAGAGATAGACTTTTTAAAATCACAGTATAAAAAGAATGAAATCCAGGATCAAAAATATCAAAAGCAAATAGCTGAATTAAACGGTAAAATGGTAAGGCTAAGAGCAACACCAAGTAGAGGTCAAGTTAGTACAGACATGGCATCTAGTTTACTTAAGTTTAGTGCTATGGCTCAAAACTATGAAACAATGGGCGCTGTAGATGATACCTTAAAAGCTTTTGTTAAGGTAATTGAAAACAGAACATATACTCCTGCTCCTGGATTGAGATTAAATCTAGTAGCAAAAGTAAAAGATAAAGTTGTAGATAATTTAGGTACTAAAGCTAATACAAGTACACAAGAAAAAAATGTAGTACGTAGAGCTAAAAAGTTTATGTCTATGATTCATTATGATAATGAAAACATTACTAAGGGTGCTGTAGATAAAATTGCAGATGGACTTATTCAGTTGTCTTCTTTATCATATGTAGCGTTTAACCCATTTGGTAACTTTAATAACTACTTGATTGGTAGAATAAATAACAATATTGAATCTATTGGTGGTAGATTTTATAGTCAAAGTGCTTTTAAAAGAGCAACATGGGAGTTTAATAAAAGAGCTATTCCGGGATTAGTCAATAGAACAGCACATGGTGGTGCAGAAGATTTACTTGACGTAGTAACATTTGGAGTTATACCAGGGTTAGCCAAAGCTGACTACAATAAAAAATTACCTAATAGCAAGTACGAGGCTTTTGTAGATATGTTTAGAATGATGGATAACATGTCTGATATACGTGAACAAAGCAGAGCTACTGAAGATGGTAAGAGTTGGTTTGATAGAGCAACTGAATGGGGTTATATAATGCAAGATGCTGCTGAATACAACTCTCAAACAAAAGTAGGTATGGCTATACTTATGGATACTATGGTAAGAAATAGTAATACAGGTGAAGAACTATCTTTTTATGATGCATTTGAATATGATGCAAAGACACATAAAAATGAGATTAAAAAAGGATTTGATACAGTAATAAAAAGAAACGGTCAAGAAGTAGTTTATACTGATGCAATAAGATATGAAATTAGAAATGAGATTAGAGAAGTAAACAAACAAATCCATGGTAACTACGCTAAAGAAGATAGAATTGTTCTTCAGTCAAGTACATTAGGTTCTCTAGCTATTCAATTTAAGAAGTGGCTAGCTCCTGCAATTAGAGCTAGATATCAAAGAGAATATTTTGATCAAAACTTAGGATGGATGGAAGGCAGATATAGATCCGCTTTATCATTTTTAAATTATGCCAGAAAAGAACTTGCACAAGGTAACATGAACTTCAGAACAATGGGCAAAGAATATCTTAACCAACAGGTTAATGAATATACTAGAGAGAAGTTTGGTGAAGAAGGAGTAAGAGACTATGGGCAAGGTGGTAACATAGATCAAAGAGCTAAGAATAGACTGTTTGGTTTCTATAGGAGTATGGCTGATCTAGGTATTATGTTTAGTGTTATGTCTATATCTTTATTGTTTGATGATTTATTACTTGGAGATGATGATGATAGTGATACTCAGAAAAGATTTAAAAACTTAACAAGATATCAGGCAGATAGAGTATACAAAGAACTTGTATTGTTCATGCCTTCTTTTGCAGGATTTGAGCAAGTTGAGCAGATGTTTAACTCTCCAATTGCTGCATCAAGATCAGTTAGTGAAATGTCTGAGTTTTTTGAGATGTTGTTTATTGGAGGTTTCAAACATACAATGGCAAAAGCAACTGGAAATGAAGAAGCTTTTTATGCCAACTCTAATTATGTATATCAAAGAGGTAATAGAAAAGGGGAATTAAAATTATATAAAAACTTTAAAGATGTGTTCCCAATAGTTTATTCTATTCAGAAGTGGGATTCATATCTTAAAAATGCTGATTTCTATATTAAATAAGACAAATTAACAGGTTTAAATCTGATAGATGACATATAATTTACTTATATTATAGTATACAGGCTTAGATGTATAATGTAAACTATGAAAAGATTATTATTATTATTAATGTTAGGAATGGTTTCATCTTGTGGAACATATAATATATCCACAACCTATAAAATTAAAAGTATTTTAACTATAACAGAAAAAGGAGATACTCTTGCTGTTCCTGTTAGAGACTTTAAATTTAGAATATTGCGTCAAGATGATCCTTTTAGATATCAGTATAGACAAGAATGGCAATATAGAAATTGGAGTAGATATTATATTCCAAACATTAATGTGAGAAATACATACAGTCCACCTGTAATGCACACGAGACCGGTAACAATACCAATAATTAAACCAGTAAAGCCAATAAAAGTTGTTGCACCGATAAGAGTACAAAAGAAAATTAAATTTAACAATGACAACTAAACTATTCATAGTGAGCATAACAGCATTCTGCACGTACTTATGTACGTACTTTTTTGATTTATCAATGGAAAACATGGAACAATACCTGGCGGTTTGTTCAGTATTATGGTTGGATGGAATCTTTGGGGTTTGGGCAGGCTGTAAAAGAGAAGGCTTTAAAACATATAAAGCATTAAGAATTACCAGAAACACTTTTGTTTGGATAGCCATCCTGACAGTAGTCCTTATGGTAGAGAAAGGATTTAATGGTACAGGTTGGCTATCCGAAGTGGTTGTAGTACCTTTTATGATACTTCAACTTATAAGTGCTTTAAAGAATGCTTCAATGGCAGGCCTAATAAAAACAGAAGAGCTTAATAAAATTCTAGATAGAATTGATAATCACAAAGGACCTAGAAAATAGAGTCCTTTTTTAATGAGTCAATATATTTAGCTCTATCATATGCATCTTGTATTGAGTCCTGCTTAGTATAAATAATAAGCTCTCCTTCATCTACATACCAGTCTAATACATCCGGATCCTTATCAGGATTATACTGTGGCTTGCAACCTAGGCAAACCAACAGTAATAATAACCTAACCTTCACAACTACTACATTCTAAAATGTTTCTTGCAAAGTCTTGTGCACTACTCTTACTAAATTGATAGTATAAAGTTTTAACACCTTCTTCCCAGGCGTACATGTATAGTTTATTTATATCTTTAGCTGACACAGATGGATCTATCATTAAGTTTAGTGACTGTGATTGATCAATGTACTTTTGTCTTTGTGCTGCCTGCAATACAATCTCTTTTGGAGATATTTCAACAAATGATTTGAATACTTCTTTAGTAGGAAAATCTAAGTGTTGTACACTACCATCTTTCTTTAAGATAGACTTCCAAGTCTTGTCTGTATTTAGACCATAGTTTTCAAGCTCTTCTTCTAAGAAGGGGTTTTTGTAAATAGTCTTAGACTTAGCAAGATCTTTAATAAAGTAATTAGACTTGATAGGCTCTATACCCATAGACACAGCACCATGTATAAATGAACTAGACTTAGTAGGAGCAATGGCCATAAGAGTGGTGTTGGCATACCCTTCTCTAAGAGATGTGTATCCATACTCATTATGCAACTCTCTAGAAGCAATCTCACTTCTATCTTTAAGTGTTCTAAAGATCTCACTGTTTAATCCTTTAGCTTGTAGTGAGTCAAACTCAAGAAGCTTTGATTGAAACAGAGAATGGTATCCTAACACACCAAGACCAATTGCTCTATGCTTTTCAGCAAAGTTAAATGCTCTCTTCATACCCGGCATAGTCTCAGACTTAATGATGAATTCATCCATCACTGCGTTTAAGAAATATACATATGTTTCAATTGCGTCAGTCTCTTTTATCTGGTCCCAATGTAATAGGTTAATGGAACCTAAGCAACATACAAAAGAATTATAACTGTCAGTAGGAAGCTGAATCTCTGAACACAAATTAGATGCTGTGATATCCATTCCAAGCTCTTTATAAGGAGAGTTGTTATTGGAGTTATCTTTAAACATAACATAAGGAAATCCAAATTCACTTCTGTTCTGAATAATCTTAGCCCATACTTTACGCTTGCTTTTATCTCCTTCTTTCATCTCAGTCATCCATTGATCAGTAACTGTAACACCATACTGTAAGTTTTGTATAGGGTTACCCTCTGTACCAATATCTAAGAATTCTAAGATGTCTGCATGCTCAACAGGTAGGTATACTGCACAAGCACCACGTCTAGCCTCAGACTGTTTGCATACATCTACTACAGTATCATAAATCTTAGCATAGTGCACTGGACCATCAGCAAAACCACCTGTAGATATTTCAGTTCCTCTTGCTCTAATGTTGCCAATAAAAGCACTTGTACCTCCCCCATATTTACTCATCATTCCAATTTCACGGCCTGCATTTAAAATACTATCTAAGTTGTCATCTACATTAGATCCGTAGCAGCTTATAGGTAAACCTTTTTGTTTACCAAAGTTTATCCATACAGGTGTAGACAAAGAGTAAAATCCTCTTGCCATATAATCTTCAAATTTCTCAGCAAATCCTTTTATATTTAAGTACTTTTCAGCCTTAATTGCTATGTCTTTTATTCTTTGCTCAGGAGATTCTGATATATATCCTCTTGATAAAAATGTACGGCTATCTTCATTGAGCCAATAGTATTTATTGTATTCCATGTTGGTTTATTTAAATTGTTCTGTTTCTTCTTTTACTGTCCCACTGGACCTTTTTAGATTTACCCAACATCATAAATTTAGAAACTCTTTGATTAAAGTTTCCTCTTTCTGTATTTAGTTGGGTATTACCTGTTGTTTGTTCTGAATTCATTATGTAATTATTAAAATAGATCATCTTCTGTGATGCTCTTGCTTTTCTTATTATAGTCAACACTTTTCTTATAAAAGAAGTCTCCTTCTTTGGTACCTGTTATCTCTATGTCAAACCATTCTACTGATTTTAATAGTTCTTCATCTACCTCAAATATAGGCTTCATACCTATTTTATCTAAAGAGTTGTTGAATCTGTTTCTTATAAAATGTTGTATTGTTTCTTTAGGTAGAAAACTAAGTTCCCCTTTCTCAAAGATCCAATCAAGTATACCACACTCTGCACTATAAGCTTTCATGCATGCAGAGTAGATCAAATCTTCAAATTCTTTATCAAACCATTCTGGATTTTCTCTTTTGATTATATTAATAATCTCAGCACCAAAATTACCATGTATCTCCTCTTCTTTACTGGTGGCCTCAACAACATTAGATATACCTTTAAGTACATTCTTTTCTTTGTTAAAGCTCATCATAATTAAGAACTGACTAAACAGACTTACGTGCTCTATAAATAAAGAGAATAATAATACAGACTTAGTATACATTTTATTATCTCTAGAGCGTGTGCCATCTAAATATTTTTTTAAGTATTTGATTCTATTAGCAATAGCAGGCACCTCAACTACATTTTGAAATTCTTTTTCTAGACC